GCAGTTTTAAAAGTAGTTGATATTCAGTAGATTTATCGTGCCCGCTGGTGTACAGTGGGCATCATTAAACCAACTAAACAACAACACAGAGGCAACAAAGATGAAACTAAAGCAATTAGGAAGTAACATGACAGCACTAAATCTAAACGAAGTACAAGTGTTTTTTAGCTATGAGACACCGGTAGCAGCGATGCTAGCTGATGGCTCACTGGTACGCACTGAGGACTTTTACAGCGTGACCACTAGCAAGCACATCAACAAATGGCTGGACGGTCAGGAAGCGCAGGAAGTGCCACAGGCAGCCATTGACGAATTAGTGGAGCACGTATAATGAGCAGATGGCAGGACTGTCACGGCGACGAGGATTTTGACGAGCCGTTAACGCAGCAGGAAATAGACGAGGCGCTAGCTGATTGGGCTGGTGATGATGAATGGGTACAGGAGCAGGCTAATGTTTGAGAGAGTAGAAACTTTGGTACAACTATGGCACAGGGATCGCAACTTGATTGCTGGGTCTACAGATGAAGCGCAGTTTACTAAACTACAGGAGGAAGTAGAGGAGCTTCACGTAAGCATAGGCAAAGGGACTAGCCCCATAGACGACATAGGCGATATTATGGTCGTACTAATCAACATTGCGGAGCGCAACGGGCTGTCACTTACAGAGTGTCTCGAGCACGCTTATGATGAGATAAAATTCAGACGCGGTGAGATGAGGGGCGGTGTGTTTGTCAAGGAGGACACGTACAGCGACGAGGAACCACTTACAGACGACGAGAAGGCTTTCTTAGAGGGTTTTAATGCAGGCGCATCTAAGGATAGAAGAGAACCTTCAGCCTACGAGAAAGGCGTACAAGCGGGAATACTACATAAATTTGGAGGCAACAGCTAATGAAACTATTTGGAAGAATGTTAAACGCGGAGTTGATCAACGGATGCGGTGTGTTCTTAGAATTTTCAGACAGCCGCGCAGTTTGGTGCTACAACCACGAGACAGGAGAGACGGTAGCTATGGCCTTTGAAGGTGTCATGCTGAGCCTACCGTTTATCCTAATCACCTACGGACGTGTATACGAGGAGGTTGAACTGTGAGCAGAGTTAAAGAAGATTTGATTGGCTATGAGCCTAGCGACTGGATAGAGCCACAAACCCACGTCATGGTTGACGAGCTTATAGAGTATCAGGTATACTGCATGTCATTGTCTGAGCTTATGGCTAGAGCTACGCAGCAGATGAGAGAAGAATACTACAGCAATTCCTACACTGAGATGAAGAATAAACACGACGAGGTATTTAACAATGAGCAGATGTAAAGCTTGCGACACTATATTAAACGACAGTGAATTAAAAAAGAAAGACCCATTGACAGGTCACCATTTAGATCTATGTTCTGTCTGTTTGTCATACTCCAATGATGCGATATTGGACATGGACAGTGGGGCTGGTGATAATAATTTAGATTTATTAGGGTTAGAGGTTGACAACTCTGAGGATTTTTAGTATACTACCTATGTAGTTTAAGAGAATGTTTAGAAATAATCTTAAAAGTATTAACCAAGTGCTACTTAAGTAGCAAAACCACAACCTAGAAGGATAGTAATTATGGCAGTAATCGAAGGAACAGTTGCATTTGAAAACCTAGATACCTACGAGGTTTATAATGGTCAATGCACAGGCAAATATTCAGTAGTCATTAGCTTGGAAGGCGCAGAAGCGGACGCTCTCGAAGGAATGGGGGTCAAACTTCGTGAATACGAGGGTGTCAAGCAGCGCAAATTCGCTACCAAGTTTGATGTTCCAGTATTGGATAAAGAGGGCAAACCCTTTGCAGGCCGCATTGGTCGAGGCTCTAAGGTTCGTCTGCTTTGGGCAGAAGGTAACCCTCACCCTGTACACGGAACGGCGACATACCTCAACAAGATTAAGGTTCTGGAAGTTGCAGAGCCGATGGAAGGTGAGGACTTCTGATGACAGTGGAGTCTACCTTTGTCCAACACGAGTCGTGCCCTTCGTGCGGCTCTAAGGATAACTTGGCTAGGTACTCTGATGGGCACGCCGTCTGTTTCTCAGGCGGCTGTTCACATTATGAAAGGGGAGACGGCACAGTTACCCGCATCCAACAACGACCAGCGAGGTCATTAGAAATGACAGGAGTAGTAGCGGCAATCCCGGATAGACGTATCAACCTAGCCACAGCACAGCGTTATGGTGTGACGGTTGAGTACGGTACAGACGGACAAATTGTAAAGCATCATTACCCTTACCACGACAAGGACACAGGCGTGGCGATAGGCACCAAGGTGCGGATCGTAGATAACAAGTCTTTTTATGCAACAGGAGGTTTTGACAATGCAGGTCTCTTCGGCCAACAGGCGTTCAAGAGTGGCGGTAAATACATTACGGTCACAGAGGGCGAGGCAGACGCACTGGCGGTCAACGAAATGTTCGACGGAAAGTGGCCCGTCGTGTCAATCAGATCAGGAGCAGCAGGCGCAGCCAAAGACATCAAAGCGAACCTAGAGTGGCTAGAGACTTTTGAGAATGTCGTCATCTGTTTTGACAATGACAAAGCAGGACAGGAAGCGGCACGCTCAGTGCTTGACCTGTTCACCCCCAACAAAGCTAAGAATGTCTGCTTGCCTATGAAGGATGCAGGCGATATGCTTAAGGCACGTAAAGTGCAGGACTTTGTTAAGGAGTGGTGGAACGCCAAGACCTATCAGCCGGATGGTATTGTTGCTGGTAAGGATACTTGGGACATGATCATCAAGCAGTCCAACGTCAAGTCCATTGACTACCCTTGGGCCTGTCTTAACGAGTACACGCATGGTTTCCGCAGACAGGAGCTAGTGACTATTACTTCAGGCTCTGGCATGGGTAAGTCTCAGATTGTCAGAGAGCTAGAGCATTACTTGTTAGGAGCAACGGAAGACAACATTGGTATCCTAGCGTTGGAAGAGGACATCCCCAAGACAGCGTTAGGCATTATGTCTATCGAAGCTAACAAGCAACTACACTTGGACAAGAC